TAAAACCATTTCATCACCATCTTCTTCTTTTTCTTCCTCTGTGTCTTCACCTAAAACCATTTCATCACCTTCTTCTTCTTTTTCTTCCTCTGTATCTTCACCTAAAACCATTTCATCACCATCATCTTCGTCAGTTTCACTTTGTTGCCTAGTATCTTCTTCAAATATTAAACCAAGATGGTCATCTTCTTCATCATCAGTAATTCCTTCATCATCGTCTTCACTTTTTCTCTCTCTCCGTGTTTGGAGAACTTGAGAAGAATATTCAATGTTTTTCTGTTTTCTCTCTAATTTATCACGTAAAGAACCACCAGCCATTGTTTCACCCTCTGTTAAAAAAGCAAGTATACCATCATCATCATCTAGATCACTATCATACAATACTTCTTCGTTATCAATAGAGAAGTTTTCTTGCCTTTCCAATGCATTTACTACATTACTCTGAATATCTTTTTCAATTTCCACTTCTTCATCTTTAAAAATACTTTTACAAACACGTTGAATAATGTTTTCTTTATTGTATTTATGATTGCTATCTTGAGAGATACGAATAATAGTATCTGTATAGATAGGTATAATATCTAAATATCGTATATTGTTTATATTTTCTATTTCAATAACAAGGTTTTTAGTATAAGGTTCAAGAGAGAAACGACAAGGAAAGCCAGGATGACTCTTAATTTTTAGTTTTCGGTTTCTATTGGTTTGTTGTTGAACTTGAACTGAGCTTAACCAATTTAAATATTCCTTTCTAGCATCTTCATAAGATAGAGAGAAATTATCACTCACTTGATTTACAATATCTATTTCTGAAATATTTAATTGAGTTAGTTCAACTATCAATGCTTCAATACTATCCATTTTATTATAATGAGATACACGTTTATAACGCATATCTATACCTTTTTTTATATCAGGTTGAATTACATTAAAGACACTAGATATACAATGTTTTAATTTTTGTAAAGACAATTTGTATTGTATAGGAATACGTGAATAGTATGAAATATTTAGGATATCTATATTTTTATCTTTGAGATTAGAAAACTCATTTACATTAAATCCTTGCTCATTTAGATATTTATAAAGTGGTGATAAAAACTCATTTGAAATATGTTTAACAACATTTTCTATTTGTTTTATTTTAACAACTTTTTTTGTTTCGATAGTAAACTGCATAGATAAGTCACTAAATATATGTATATAACAATCATAGGCGTTATCTTCGTCTCTATAATGGGTATAAGAAGCAAGTGATTTAGTTTTAGCAAGTTTATCTTTCAGTTTATTAATCTGTGCCTTTGAAAGATATGGTATTTTTTTACCATTTTTAGAAATACGATTTGTATAGAGACGATACATATTTTCCTTTCTTACAGCAGGATTATACTTTATAAACGGAGTTATCTTGCTTGTTTTAAGTATTTTAAAAAAGTTTAAGAGAGATATTTGTAAGGTGTTCTCTGAATATAATATAAAGTCAACTTTATTAACTCCTTGTTCTAAATATTCAAGATGTTTATTACTGGAATTATAAATCTCGTGAAATAAGTCTACTTTTCTATTATTCAAGATAAATAAGTCATCAAAAGTAGTCTTACTGATAAGTTCATCTTTGGATTTTAATAAATCATTTTTAGTTAATATATTAATTTCATTTAAAAAAGGAAAATATATTTTTGTTGTATCTGCTTGAGAAATTGAGTTTTCTGCATTAAAATCGAATACATCCATTGCAGTGGTAAAAAATATTGTGTTTTCTACAAGTTTAGGATATTCTAATAAAACTTCTGTATTTTGTGTAGATAGAATATCATTGTAATGAGATACAAGAAATGGGTCATATTCAACAACATTATATGGATTTACAATGATAGGATATTCATTTTCAGCCATATATTTTTGACCAAGATTAAATTGAATATTTAATGTTTCAAAATCTAAATCGAGTTCCATAAATTCTTCATATGTGAAAATATGGTCTTCATTTTTATCCTCAAGTTTTTCTTGTATTTGCTCCTTTCTTAATATAGTATCATATGTATCTTTTTGATATATATTGATAAGAAATTGAAGAAGACGAATGTAAGTAAGAGGTATTTTATTGTTTTGTGTAATCATTTTATATATTTCTTTCATGGTATATATTTTCTTCATGCTCTTTAATGCATAGATATAAAGTTCTTGAATACTTATTTTTTCATCATTAGATAATCCTTTTTCAATAGAAGTATTATTTGCATAAAGTATTTTTCTTTTTATATTAAAAATGAAATCATCGTGTAAAATATTGATATACACACGAAAAATACCGATTTTTCTCTTCTTTTTTTTCAAATCATTCTCTAAGATATTATAGTATATTTTTGGAATGATATTTTTATAAGGTTCTATATTGTCGATACTTACAATATTTTCTCTCTCTTCTAAATTACTCAAGAAGATATAAAAGTTATGAATACTATTATTCTTGATTTGAACAACATTGATATTTCTTTCCATAATTATAGATATATATTTTATATATTAAATAAAATGAAATAAATATATAATTCACAATATAATATATGAATATTATGAATATTAATGTAATATTTGCCTCGACAAAAAGAGGTGGTATTGGTTATAAAAATAAAATACCTTGGTTTATAAAAGATGACTTAATGCATTTCAAGAATATTACAAAGCAAAAAGGTTTTATAAATATAATTATTATGGGTAAAAACACGTGGAATAGTTTACCTAATAAACCTCTTAAAGGACGAACAAATATAATTTTGACAAGAAACCCCATGGACATTAAGGAGTATGAAAATACAATGAAACAAAGTAGTTTATTAGATGCATTAAATTTTTCAACAAGAGTAAGTAATACACACGATGTAAATTTATCGATTATTGGAGGTGAATATGTATATAATGAGTTTGAAAAGTTTTGTGATAAAATAAATGAACAAGATATTGTATCGTTACGTAAGGTATATAGTCATTCTTTATACCATACGATAATTGATGTAGATTATGAATGTGACCGATTTTTTAAACCAAACATGAATAGATATATATTAGTATCTAAAGAAGATAAAAATGTTTTAGAAGAGAATACTAAAGAAAATGTTAATATATGTTATCTACATTATAAATCAAAGTAGGGATTATCTGTAATTTCCATACCACAATATTTTTTAGGTTTTTTTTTATAATTTTCAGGTGTATATAAGCCTATTTTTTCAGCGTGTTCAAGTAATCTCTTAAAGTTGTTCCAAAAGTTTTTATCATGTCCGATGGTTTCAGTGCCAGTATGTGACAATTCGTGAATTGCAACAAATGTCAATGTGTTTTCATCAATAAGTTTTTTACCATTTTTTTTCTTTGTTAAACAAAATGCCATTTTTTCGCCTTTGTTTTCACTATATGCAGTATGTACACTTGTGGGTAAAGTTTCAGAAATGTTTTTAGGATTAAAATTAATAAATATTCGTTCTACCATAGGGTCATTTGGCATTTTTTCTTTCATGTCTTGTACAAGTGTTTTAAGTTTTCCAGTTACTTTAGCTAATAAATCGGCTGTTTTTTCTAAATCTTTGCGTTCTCTCACACAATATTTATTACCATCTAAAGAGGATATAATACATTTTAGATTAAATTGTTCGGAATCTAAATATATCTTCAAAGATATACCAATAATAAATAGAACTACCACATAAAATAGTAACTCTTGTTTCATTCTATATAAAAATTATGATATTTTTATATAAAACATAAATGTATTTAACAAGAACCGATTTCCAAAGGACGACGATTAATATCAGGTTCAATCGTTGTTTGGTTCCAAGGTCCTACATTAAGTTGAGGATTAGGTGGTTCTGAACGTACTTGCAAGTTAGCATTTCTTAAAGTAGAGGCAACAGTATTAATACCGATATGATAACCAGCTTTTAATAAGTTTACATTTTGAAGGTCTCCAGCACCCATTGGATTTAGTCTAGACCATTCACTATTTTCATCTCTAGGAAGGAGTTCAGCAGGGTCAGTAACTTGTTGTCGTTCACAAGAAGGAGCCATACCTTCATTAGAAGTTCTTAAATTATTGACGGATGATGGTTCAGAAGATAAGAGAGAAGTCATATTGGGTTGAGGAGTTCCACTTGTATCAATGCATGTATCAGTGGAAGGTGATGTTGGAGGATGCATTATTTCTTTAGGTATATTGTTATTACCATTTGAATAATTGTTACTATCACGCATACCATCTTGAACATTACTCTTGTGATTAGAATAATTTAATAGAGCATAGCCTAAAACTAAAACACCTAAAATCATAACTACTTGAGACATATTCAAATTCTTTAACAACTTATTGAAATTCATTATATAAAAGTAATGATAAAATAATTTTATCTATAATTATTTATTTAATTTATCATTATACTCCATAAGTTCTTCTGTAGAAGCATCGGATAGATAATCCAAGTTTTCTTCTTCATCACTTGAATCACTTTCTAAATCATCTAATAAATATAATTTTTTTATTCTTCTTGCTTCTAAATATCCCTCAACTACCATCTTTTTTGCATATCGTATCTTTTTTCTTATATTCTTGTATACATCATACATTACTTTATTTGGCGGTTTTAACTTAATAGCTTCATTATCCAAAGGCACAATTTTATCTGTATATTCCTCAAGTTCATCTGTGAAATCATTTTTACTTACTTTTTCTAAAGAAATATTCTTATCAATATCCATAACTTTTTCTTCTTCTTTATCATTCGTTTTGGAGTGGTGAATAGTTTCTTCAGTGGTATTTTCATTTTTAGATTGCTGAATAATATCTTCTTCAATTACTTTTATCTTATCTTGTTCTTCAGTATTAAAATTCTCTTGTCTATCATTTTCTTCTTTTTCATTATCAGAAGTGTTATTGCTAAAGATAACCTTTTTATTAATCATACACTTATGTTGTTTCTCTTCTTCTTTTTCTAGAATAAGAATTTGTTTTATATAGATATTAATTAATAATGTGGTATTTGTAAATTTAATACCATCAAAATGAATAATCGAAATCATGTTACGCTTATCGATTTCTTTTATTGAAATTTCTTTTTCATTTTCATCAAAAATACTGATTTGATAGGGTGGTTCTTTAATATAAGTTCTTACTAAATAACTATTGTTCTTATATCGTCTAAAAGAAGAATTAAAAAAATCTTCAATATCTTCTTCTTCCATGCTATTAGAAAACCATTCATTATTTTTCTCTCTAATTTTTCTTTTTAAGATTGTTTCTAGATTTTCAATCCACATTATTGAGTTCTTGTTGTCATTAAATAACAAGTCGATATATTTTTTCTTATTTGTTTCTATCATACCATTTTTATTTGTGCAAATCGTTGTTTGTAAATGTAATGGTTTGTCTTTATAATATATTTTAGAATAAAAAGCACCACCTTTAATGCGTTTAGGTTCATCTAAATAAATATGGTTCTCGTCAATATCGTTATTTGAATATAGTATAGTGGTCATTTAAAAAATATAAATAAAATATAATGTTAAATATCACGCAATAAAATATTAATAATAGATAAGTAGAATGTCAATGAAAGAAAAATTAATTGATGAAATTATATTATTATTTAGGAGAGAAGATATTAAATATGAAATTAAAAAAATATTAAGACCTATATTAGACGTTATTTTACAAGATTTATATCCTTATATTTATTTATCTATTCTTTTTGTATTAATAAGTTTTTTATTAACTTTAGGAATATTTATTATACTGCTTCAAAATTACAATAAATAAAATATTATTTTCTGTATAACATATATAGAATATGCCTAAAAAAGGAGGAACTAAAAAAGGTGGATATGGTAGAACAGGACATGGAAAAACTATGAAAGGTGGAAAACCTAAAAGTAGAAGAGGAGGTCATAAAAAAGGTGCTGGTGTAAAGAAAGGAGGTGGTTTCGGAGGTGCGTTGAGAACTGCACTTTTACCTTTCTTGTTATATAGCGCTCAAAAGAATCAACAACGCAGGACAAGACGTGGTCCTGGGCGTCCTAAAACACGAAAAAATAAATAATATGTTTAATGAATATAAAAATTAAAGAAGTCAATATATTAAATATAATGAGTTCTTTATCACTGGAAGATTCTGTTCGTGAATGGGTTCGTATGGATAATGAGATTAAAGAGAGATATGAAGAATTGAAGAAAATGCGTGAAAAACGTAATGTTGTGATGAGTTGTCTTTCAGAACATTTAGAGAGAAAAAATATGAAACATGCAATGATTGAAATAAATAATGGGTTTTTAAAGTTACATAAAGTAAAAGTTCAGACACCTTTAACGTATCGATTTATTCAACAGGTTCTCGAATCATATATTGAAGAAAATGGAAGTTTAGATATTAAACAAATCATGGATTATATAAAAGAAAATCGTGAGTTTAAATATATAGAAGATATAAAGAGAACATATAAAAATAAATAATACTTAAAAATAGTATTTTATTATAATTATAATGTCATTTTATAATTATAATACTTTATCAACAACGCTAATATCTTCTGCTGTTTCACCTCTATCTTATAGTGAATCAGAATATTTAAATATACCTTTTCATTACTATGACGAGGAAAGTAGTGAAGAACGCATCAACTATGTGTCTAAAGTTCAAGATTGGTTAGATGAAAAAGACATAAATACAAATGAAACAAATCGAAAATTATGTAGTTTATTTTATAACGAATTAATAGATACAATTCATAAACATAATTATAATATAAGAGATATAAATCAATTTAAAGAGGATATTATACACTATTTATATACATTATCTGATTTAGATAAAAATGAGTTTAGATGATGAATATCAAAAAAATAGTAATTTTGTGGAAGACATATCCATAGAAGATAACTCTTATTATGATAACGAAGACGTTGAACTTTTGGAACAAATAGAACACTATAATGTGGATGATTTTATGCAGTATCACAAAACAAGGGCTATATTAGAAAATGAATGGCAAGACAATTTCGAAACGATACTTAAACCAAAAATCGAATGCTTATTTGATGATTTTAAGGAGATAAATAAAAATGGTAAACTTTTATATAAAGCAGAAGAAATACATAAAGATGATCTTGTGCATATAGTAAGATTTCACTTGAAAAAAGAGCATAACACGGATATATTTAAGAAATATCCAAAGTATACACGTTCATTTTTGGACTTTTTAGACAAACAAATAAAATAATTATATATAAATATAATATATAATTATGATTGATTTATGTGTAGGATATGTTGCGATTATTGATAAGAAATATGCAGTTCCATTAGGTGTTGCTTGTTCGAACTATAAAAATATAGAAGACATAGAGGAACATCTAGAAGATGTTGACGATTTTGATTATTCAGATTTACGATATGATGTTGAAGATTTAGAAGAACACGTTAGTGATGATATGATAAATGAACTTATAAATCTAAGTAAAAAATCAAGTCCTAAAAGAAAACCTAAAAGAACAAGAAAAAATCGCAAAAAAATATATGCTAAAAAAAGTAGAAAACGTCATATAAACTAAAGTCATACAACACTCCATGTTGTTTTATTAAAAGGTGCCAATCTAATTTCATTTATTCTCTCTCTAAAGCGTTTTACTCGTCGTTCTAATTCTTTATCTTTCTTTGTTTTAGGATAGAGAGGCATATTTTCCATATAAACCATTTCTTCATTTGTTATAGATGGTTTATAACCGAAACAATTTACACCAAAACGTACATCTGGATTATCTATATAACCGCCATTAATACCAGGTCTTCCACAATCATGTTCGTGACCTTCTATCTTTTGCAATTTATCGTAAGTCTCTTTTTGAGTTGGGAAAAATGCCATTTGTTGGTCACTCCATCCATAACTACACCATTCGGCACCTTTATTATGTGCTTCTTTTATTTCATCATAAGTAGCAAGACGTCCACCATATGCTTGACATAATGCTTTAGAATCCTCATAGGTGTATTTATTATTTGGAATATGAAATACTTGTTTTTTATGTTTCTTTCGTGGAGGAGGTCGTTTCTTTTCGTATTTTTGTTTTACATCAATTTCAATCTCAGGAACAGGAGAAAATATATTTTTAATATTTGCATAAATATCTAATTTAAACATATAATTTACAACATTTGAAAAAAGAAGAAATATGAATAAGGACCATAATATTATCTCAAGAAAACCTACTGCACTTTCTTGAGGTTTTGCACTGAGACCTTGTGTTATCCCCATTGTTTGTCCTATATTAAACCCAGTGTAATCTCCTACATCTTTTACTACATTTGTTTCTGTCCCTAAAAATATAAGCACATACACAAAAACAATCGTAAACAAAATAATTAATATATATGGATTTATCTGTATAAAATTATCAAT